ATCTATGATTGTTACAAAATGTCTAAACAAACCCCTGATTATCATGCTACTCATATCAACGAGAGAGAGGGTAGTCATTATATCCCTATAGCGTTTCCCCATGATGGCTACCAGCATGACAAAGGTAGTGGAATAACACTAGCAGAACAATACAGGACAGCTCGTGTAAATATGTTACCATTTCATTTTGAGAATCCACCTGCTTTAGGAGAAACTAAAGGTGGCAATTCTGTAGAAGCAGGATTGATGGAAATGTTAAC